AGCATCTTCTAGATCAACTACACGGTCTTCGATTTCTTCTTCATCGCCGTCCACATCGCCGTCTTCACCTTCTTCGCCGTCTGCTTCGATGTCTTTCATCATTGCATCTCCAGCGTCACCGCCCATTGGGTCAGCTTCTGGTGTAAATTCTCCGAAGTTTTCATCAACTTCTTCGTCTGTTGCTTCGTCTAAATCTTCATCTGACTCATCAACTTCTTCGTCTGTTGCTTCGTTAGTCTCTTCGTCGTCTGAAGACTCATCTACTTCTTCATCTGAAGCTTCATTAGTTTCCTCATCGTCTGATGATTCATCTACTTCTTCGTCTTTAACTTCGTCAAGATCTTCTAAATCTGTTTCTAGCATCTTTTCATAGATACCACGTGACTTTTCAATAACAAATTCGTGGAACAGTTCATCTGCGCCAGTGCGATCGTTATTGACAAGTTTTTCGAGCATTTGCTCTAATTTATTGTCTGCCATTGTTTTCTCCTATATGTTTAATTAGTATGTAAGGCTGTCTAGTATTATTTACACTATGTTTAATAAATGTACGGAAAACGGCGTCAAAACGAGTCGTTTAGTCGCAAACCGTTTAAAAATCATAGTATCTTTTAAACTCACTCACTTTTATGTGAGATAAATTCGTACATTTTTTTAATTGTTTAGGTATAAAATCATCATCATCTGCTACAATTCTAATGTATCTTTTACCTTGATGTGCATCACACGTTGATGCTGTTTGCCTTTCCCAGTTGCCAAAGTATGTTGCGGCCTCGCCTTGTCTCTTATAATTGTGTGTTCCTGCGTATAAGTTATTTACCTTACTTCGGTTGCCTTGAGTGTCCATTGAGCCGTGAAAATCCATGCCTAGCATATAAATTGTATCGTGTGCGTGTGTACTTGCTAACCATAGTGCTGTAGGACCACTACTCCAACCCTTACTAGGTTGGAAATAATGAAAGCCTTGAAAGGTATGAAACTGTTTATTTGGATTTGTCCAAACTTCGTGTTCCATTTGCCATTTGCTTTGATTAATTTCAAGTATCATTTTTACGTCAACAGCAACTAGATAATGCGGTTCAAAATGTCTAAACATTGCATTACATGCATATACTTTTCCGTAATTTTTAAGTGGATATAAATCTATGTCTTTTCGGCTCTCGCCATTACCTATTACAAAGGCTACAGTCATTGTACATCGTCCTATACTTCAGGTTGAGCTTGAATACCGTACATTTGACGTACAAATTCTAATTCTTTTTGCTTTTCTTCTTGATGTAACTCTGATGATCTACGAGCTTTGTTTATTTGGCGTAATGTTAAACGTGTCTTACGTGTGTCATCACGGTTTACAATACTACGATCATCGGTAGCATCATAACGCTTGTCCTCAATAGGATCAATTGTTTCTTTATCAAAATAAAATAATTCTCTTAGTATCATGTTAGTATTTATGCCGGAGGCGTTTCTGCGCCAGCATCTCCCCCTGCGTCTGGTGTTGTTACTGAATCAACTCCTTCACCTTCACCGGTAACCATGCCTTCAGTATCATCTACTGGTTCTTCACCTGCTAGGTCGCCTTCAATACCAGCACCACTAATACCTGCTCCACGCATTTCTGCACTTGCATCTGTTGGTGCTGTTGATAAGTTCTCATCATTTTCTTCTTTCCAGTAGCGTTCGTTATCTGCAATCTCTGAATCGCTCATTCCTAAGAAACGTTTCATTGCATATCTGTTACTAATAAATGGAATTGTTTGAATTTGTGCAAACGTACCAATACGTTGATTATCTAATTCACTTTGTCTGTAACTTGCAAAGTTTTGTGGTGGTTGAAATAATAAGTCAAACATTGCAATATCAACATTAATACCTTTTTCTAATAGGTAACGTTTAAATTCTTGATTGAATACTTCGGCTATAAGGTTCTGTAAACGCTCACAATACTTGTTAAAGCGTAGTTCTTGTATGTATGCAGTACCTACTCTACCGTCGTTAAATGAGCTTTGACCTTCATCTTGTGCCGCGGCTGGTAAGTATGAACTTGGAATACGTAAACCTCTTACTAGTTTGTTTGTAAAGTATTTTAAGTCATCAATCTCACCTAAGTTAGTACCACCAGGTAGTGTTTCAACTTTAGATCCACGTCCTTCTGCTGTTTGTGGAAAGAAATAATCTTCGTTAGTTGATAATGGATTGTAAGCACTATCAATAACACTTGTGCCACCGCCTGTTTTACTTGGAATACGTCTTTGATGTATTTCTGTTTTTACTCGCTCAACAAATTGCATAGCTAAATGACTTGGCATGTTACCAACGTCAACATAAAATACTCTACGCTCTGGAGCTCTTTGTGTTCTGTAAATAATAATAGCATCTTCAAGTAATTCTTTTTGTTTGTATACTTTAAATATACCTTCTAATAATGAATTACCAAAAGGTGCATTGTTGTCTAAACCTTCGCTTAGACTCATATGTACCATATGCTTTGCATCAATAGCATGTTCTTTAGTTTTATCGTGACCAAAGCGTCCTGCACTTGACCCAGATGTTTGTGTATTTCCAACCATACCACGAACACCGCCAGTTAAGTATCCATCGCCACCGCCTGTTACGTTACCGTTTGTAGTATAAGGAGTAGTTGCTACATTGTCTACAAAATTTAAATTAATATCTTTGACAATATATTGCTCAGGCTTTTTACCTTCAGATTCATTAACAATAATACTTGAAACTTTTGCAGGATCAACATGATGCCATTTAGTAGTTTCGGGATCTCTAATAAAAAATGCATCTCCAAACTTAAAAACATTACGCACAATTTTAAACATGCGTGTGCCAAAGTTATTAAGTTTAGTCCATTGTTGTAAGTATTGCTCTAAAACTTTAATTTCTGAATTAGTAGCCATCTTTTTAAAATCAATACTAAAACTTGTTTTATTGATAGGATTTTGCTGTGAACAAAATTCAGCTAAAATATCTAATGCGGCGTTTACTTCACTATCTTGATCCATAGTATTGTATTGTCCGTAACGCTCAACTCTATTAGGAGCACCTGTGTATACATCAGGCAAAAAGCTAGAATAATTTGATCTTGCTGGTCCTGGCTGTGTGCCTTGACCTATGCTCAAAGGACTATTTGTTCCTGCTTGTCCTTCTACAGGTGTAAAATATCTTTTCCAACTCATATTATTTCTTTCCTAACGCCCATTAATATTACCATTTAGTTTTTGAGTAGCTTTTTTGGTATCTTTATTAACATTAATTAATTCTTCTAACTTAGTACTTATCGAATCCCACCAACTACTTTCTTCTGTATTGGCTTGCTTTTGTTTATCTAATGTTCCAGTAGTGTCGCTGGTACTAGTAGTACTGCTAGGTTTTTCAACAACTTCATCTTTGGTTGGATTCTTAACAGTATCTCCTGTTGGTGGGTCATTTGCACCAATTCCTAGTTTACCTCTTGCCCAATCACCTAGTTTACCATCAGGTAAAGCACCACCAATAAATGCTTTAATAGATTCCCAACTAAACAGTTTACTAAATCCGTCAGTAACTTTTTTCCAAGCCGATTGAATTTTTAACTTAAGATTTTCTACACTAAAGAATTGTTTTATCTGGTCCCAATCTATAAACATACTAATACCAGCAATAAGTAGTCCAGCAATTTTCACCCAAGGGTTTAAGTTAACTAGGGCCTTAACTAACAGCTTAGTAATAGCAATACCAAGTTTTGCGAATCCTATACCAAGTAATAATGCACCAAATGCTTCTTTTAACTTTGGTGCAATGTTGTCCGAAAAGAATTTTCCAGGGTCAGTAAATAAATCGGTAAAGAAAGTTTTAACAGCTGGACCATGCGTTTTCCATAAATCACTTATGGTAGTTATTATGTCTCCCATTACTTTAAACAATCCGCCTTGACGTTCTTCTGCACCTCCTCCTGGAGGACCAACCGATACCTTTTTGCCTAGGAACATATCTTTAAGGAAATCTATTACATTGCCAATTCCTTTTTTCATGTTAGTAATGCCATCACCTTTGAGCCATTCCCATGTTGAATTCAATGATGGTAGTATATTATCTTTAAATATCTTACTAGCATCTTCATACATTTTTTGAGCTTCTTCGGTAGTAGGAAGAAAGTCTGCAATGTCATCTGATAAAGATTGAAATATTCCACTGTCAACTATTGCCGCTTGTATGTTACCTTGTACAGTTGCTACTGTTTCAGCAAACGTACCCATCTTTGATGTAATTGCATCGCGTTTATCTTGTTCTTCTTTAGTTACACCTGTTGCTGTTTTTTGAATTCTACCTAGTTCACCGGTTAACTCATTATATGCACCAACACTAGATCCTGCCGCAATACTTGCTTGTACACCAGCCTCGCCC